GGTTATTTAATGAATGGGGATTATAGTCCTGAAGAAATACCATCTAAGGCTAAAGCTATGGCTAAAGCTATGATGGAAGATGAAATAGAAGAAGATGGTATTGTTGCAATTAAAAAGAAAAGATATGCGAGCATTAGGAGAAAATAAATGAGTTTAAGAACAGAGTGCCAAGAAGCCTTTTTTAATATAGGTAGATTATCAGAGCGTATACCCTCAGACGAAAGCAAACGATTAACCATGATGATACGAGTTGTGGCTAACTACATAAATTATTTAGAAGAGCAAAACAAAAGAGACAACGAAGACATAGACGGGAGATGTTAGTGAACCTGATAACAATAGACTTTGAAACTTTCTATGAGAAGTCTACCTTCAGCCTATCAAAGCTGACAACAGAAGAGTACGTGCGTAGTGACCGTTTTGAAGTAATTGGTGTAGCGGTTAAAGTAAACGATGGCGAAACCGAATGGGGTAGTGGCACACACGAACAAATTAAAAAATGGTTAAAGACTTACCCTTGGGCAGACTCTATGGCAGTTGCCCATAATATGATGTTTGATGGCTTTATTCTTAACGAAATATTTGATATACAACCTAAAGCCTACGCAGATACTTTATGTATGGGTAGAGCTTTACATGGTGTTGAGGTTGGAGCTAGTTTAGGTGCTTTAGCTGAAAGATACAAACTAGGTGTTAAGGGTGATGAAGTTATTGCTGCTTCCGGGAAAAACCGTGAAGATTTCTCACCCGAAGATCTTGATAAATATGGCGACTATTGTATAAATGACGTGGAACTTACATACAAATTATTCCATGCTATGCTCAAAAAAGGTTTTCCCAAAACAGAAATGAAATTGATTGATTTGACTGTGCGTATGTTTGTTCAACCTAAGTTGGATCTTGACTTAAATTTATTAGAGATGCATCTTGTAGACATCAAAGCAAAGAAAGCCGAACTTCTTAGCGTAGCCGAAGTAGACAAAGAAGAACTTGCTAGTAATCCAAAGTTTGCCGAACTGCTTAAGTCTTTAGGGGTAGAACCGCCCATGAAGATTAGCCCAACAACAGGTAAAGAAACTTTTGCTTTGGCTAAGAATGATGAAGAGTTTAAAGCTTTGGCTGAACATCCTGACGTGAGAGTACAAGCGTTGGTAGCAGCTCGCCTTGGTACAAAATCAACACTTGAAGAAACTCGCACTGAAAGATTTATTGGGATTTCAAAGCGAGGGTTGATGCCAGTGCCCCTAAAATATTATGCGGCGCATACAGGACGGTGGGGTGGTAGTGATAGCGTGAACCTTCAGAACCTTCCTTCACGTGGTGACAATGCAGGTAAGCTAAAGAAGGCAATTAAACCGCCTGATGGATACGTCATCATTGATGCCGATTCTAGTCAAATTGAAGCACGGGTACTTGCATGGTTATCAGAACAGAACGATTTAGTAAAGGCATTTAAAAATGGAGAAGACGTATACAGAATCATGGCATCGGCTATTTATAATAAGAAAAATAACGAAATTACTGCAGAAGAACGTTTCGTCGGGAAGACGACAATCCTTGGGGCTGGTTATGGCATGGGGGCGCAGAAATTCAAAGCCCAACTCAAAACGTTTGGCACAGAAGTTAATGAGGATCAAGCTAGACACATTATCCAAACTTATCGAGAAACGTACCCGAATGTAGTTAGGTTGTGGCGAGAAGCTCAAGTGGCCCTTGAGGCTTTGACTAAGGACAGTACAACATCTTTAGGACGTAATGGTGTACTTGCGTTGGTCCCAGAAGAACGATCAATACGATTACCAAGCGGTTTGTTATTACGTTACGACGGATTAATAACTTTACGAGATGAGAAAGGTATTCAATATCAATACAAAACTCGGTATGGTTGGAATAAAATTTATGGTGGTAAAGTAATTGAGAACGTATGTCAAGCTATTGCTCGTTGCATTATTGGTGAGCAGATGATACAGATTTCAAAAAAATATAACGTCGTACTCACCGTACACGATGCGGTTGCCTGTATTGCCAAAGAGGAAGAAGCTGAAGAAGCTCAAGCTTATGTAGAGGAGTGTATGCGGTGGACACCTGCATGGGCTGAAGGCTTGCCTGTTAATTGTGATTCAGGGTATGGGAAAAATTATGGGGAATGTTAAGGTGGAGTATTCAGATTTTTATTTACATGCTATGCAAGAGATTCGTAAAGCGCATGATGCGTTAGTAGCAAACAAGTTTCAAGATGCATATGATCATTGTTTAAATGCTCAAGTAGAAATTAAATTAATGAGTGGTGCGGTTAGAACATGGATCCCATTGGAGGAATAGCAAATGTTTATTGAATGCCCACAATGTAAAAATATGTTTGATCAAGATCAACCTTGGAAACGAGTATGTATTAAGTGTTTTTTATTTAATAAAAACGGCACAATTAAACCACAAAAAAACTATAATCCCTCTATACCTAAACAACTACTACCAAAGCTTATAATGTTGTGTCATCCCGATAAACATAATGGATCAAAAATGTCAGTAGAAGTAACCCAACAATTATTGAAATTACGTGATGAATAAACTAACCTCGTGGTCGTATTCAAGTATTAAACTTTACGATCAATGTCCCAAGAAGTACTACCATTTGCGGGTGGTTAAAGACGTTAAAGAACCCCCTACGGATGCGATTATTTACGGAAAAGAATTTCATTCGGCAGCAGAACATTACGTACGGGATAACGTGCCACTACCCCCACAGTTTAATTTTGTAAAAAGCGCCTTGGATAGTCTAAAACAACTAAATGGTGATAAGTATTGCGAGTATGAATTTGGGTTGACTGAAGATCTTGAACCATGTGGGTTTAAAGACCCCAAAGTTTGGTGGCGGGGTATTGCTGACCTGTTAGTCATTAACGAGGAAGAGGCACGGGTGTTAGATTACAAGACCGGTAAGTCTGCTAAGTATGCCGATACCGATCAGCTAGAACTAATGGCTCTTGCCATATTCAAACACTTTCCTCAAGTCAAAAAGGTTAAAGCAGGGTTACTCTTTGTCGTGTCTAAAAACTTTATAAAGGACTCGTATTCTTCTGAAAATCAGGATAAGATGTGGCATAAGTGGATTAGTGAATACAACAGGATGAAGTTTTCGTACGAGAGTAATGTATGGAATCCTCGTCCTAGTGGGCTTTGCAAGAAGCATTGTTTAGTTCTTGAGTGCCCACATAATGGGAGAAATTAAATGCCATACGTAAACAAACCAAGACCATATACTAAAGAATACGAGCAACAAAAGGCTCGTAGCGAACATCCTAATCGCATGGAGCGTCAACGTGCTAGACGTGCGGTTGATAAAAAAATGCCTGATAACAACGGTAACGGTAAAGCCGATGCTCGTGAAGGTAAAGACGTAGCCCATAAAAAAGCTATGGATAAAGGCGGTACAAATAAAGATGGATATTACATAACAACACCATCAAAGAATAGATCCTTTAAAAGGGACAAAAAAAGTAACCTAGTGTCGGAAACTAGCAAACGTGAGAGAAAAAAGAAATAAATGGAAATAATAGACAACAAAGTTCTTTTATTAAATCTTCGTAATCCAAATAAAGTTACAACTTTAATATCCAAAAGTAGGATGGTCGGGGAAAACCAAGTCGCCGTTAAATGGGGCTTAGATGAAATTCGTGTTCTTAAAAACCTACAAATAAAAAACATCCCATCACCTATCATGGGACAGTACGATTGGCCTGGACTACATAAACCGTTTGACCATCAAAAAGTTACTTCGTCTTTTTTAACCTTAAATCACCGTGCCTTCTGCCTCAACGAGCAGGGTACAGGTAAGACAGGTTCTGTTATATGGGCAGCAGATTATTTAATGAAGATGAAAAAAATAAAGCGTGTGCTTGTCATATGCCCATTATCTATTATGGATAGCGCATGGAGAGCAGACCTATTTAAGTTTGCCATGCATCGTTCGGTCGATATTGCTTATGGCAACAAGGATAAACGGACAAGAATAATCAACAGCGATGCTGAGTTCATTATCATTAACTATGATGGAGTAGAGATTGTTCAAGAAGAAATTGCCAATGGTGGATTTGACTTGGTTGTTATTGACGAGGCTAACGCTTACAAGAACGCACAAACAACTCGTTGGAAAACATTAAATAAATTACTTAAGCCTGACACATGGCTTTGGATGTTGACAGGAACACCTGCGGCTCAATCGCCAGTAGATGCTTACGGTTTAGCCAAGCTTGTAAACCCACAAAATGTACCTCGATTCTTTAGTGGTTTTAAAGATATGGTGATGTATAAAATATCCCAGTTTAAATGGATACCCCGTCCTAATTCAGATCAAATAGTATTTAATGCATTACAACCTGCTATACGATTTACCAAGGAAGAATGCTTAGACTTACCTGAAATGACTTACGTGACCCGTGAAGTCGAACTGACCGCACAACAGAAAAAGTACTACGAACTTCTACGTAAACAACTTGTGGTTCATACAGTTGGCGAACAAATTACCGCAGTTAATGCTGCAGTGGGATTAAACAAACTCCTACAAATATCTTGTGGCGCAGTTTACTCAGATGGGGGCGAGACCTTAGAGTTTGATATTAAGAACCGCTACAAGGTAATGCGAGAAGTACTAGATGAGACCAAGCAGAAAGCCTTAATCTTTGTGCCGTTTAAGCACACGATTAAAATTCTTTCCAACAAGTTACAAGATGACGGATTTACAACCGAGATTATTAGTGGCGACGTAACCGCATCCAACCGTGCCGATATATTTAAACGATTTCAAGAAACCCCTAACCCACGGATTCTTATTATTCAACCACAGGCAGCGGCTCATGGAGTTACTTTAACGGCAGCTGACACGGTTATTTGGTGGGGACCGACCCCAAGCCTAGAGATTTATGCCCAAGCGAATGCAAGGGCGCATAGAGCAGGGCAGAGGCATCCAGTTACAGTAGTGAGATTACAGGGTTCAAATGCGGAGAAACACCTATATAAAATGCTTGACAACCGTATTAAAGATCATGTAAAGTTAGTTGAACTTTACAAAGATTTACTTAACTAAGATAAAGTTTGGTAGTATAGTAGTAACACCAATAGCGAGAATAACACCAAACCGTTATTGTTTTTAAACAGGAGAATGTGATGTCAGAAAACACGACAGGGGTAGAGATCCCTTTAGAAAAACTCACCCGTATCTATATCAAAATGCGGGAAAAGAAAGCTGAAGTTGCCCATGAAATGGAAGATAAAATCGACAAGATTGACTCTGACATGAAAGCCGTTAAATCGGCAATCCTTCAACATATGAAGGACATTGGGGCTGAAAGCTTAAAGACTAGCGCAGGGGTTGTTTATCGTACCGTAAGGACTACGTATGCAACATCTGACTGGGAATCTATGAACAAGTTTATTCTTGAACATAGTGTGCCGGAACTGTTGGAAAAACGGATTCATCAAACCAACATGAAAGCATTTTTAGAAGAAAATCCGGAATTAATTCCTGCCGGATTAAATGCCAACAGTGAGTATTCAGTAACCATAAGGAGAAGTTAATGGTAGAAGAAACGTTTGTCCCGATTGAAGATGTTGCAAAACATTTTTCTGTATCGGTGTCTACTGTCCGTGCATGGATTCGACAAAGTTTAATTCCTGCTTTGAAACTTGGCGGTGTATACCGTTTTAAAATTTCTGAAGTAGAACAAGCTTTGAAGAAACTAAACGGTGGAGACCTTGTAAGAGAAGAAGCTGACGGGAGTTTAACGGTCAAGCAAAAAGACCAAGCCCAAATGGCTCTTAATTTTAACCCTAACGATGATATTTAAGGAGAATGTAAATGAGTGATTTAACTCTATTCAAAGGCGGTCTACCTGCCTATTTAAAAGGTACAGCTGATGATGCAACTAATTCTTTAGCAGGTACAGGCGAAGGTGGTTTAGGCGCACGTCGTATCAGTATTAAAGGTGGTGTATTCCGTGAGTTTATTGGCGGTAAAGAGTACCGTGTATCGGAAGAACGCTCCATGAGTGTGGTTATTATTAAAGCCGCACCAAAAGTTTCACGTGTGTTTTATGCCGGAACCTATGTAGAAGGTGAAACCGTGTCCCCAACTTGCTGGTCAGCCGACAGCCAACGCCCTGATGATAAGGTCAAAGAAAAGCAATCAGCCACCTGCTTGACTTGCCCCCAAAACATCAAAGGTAGCGGTCAAGGTGATAGCCGTGCTTGTCGTTATCAACAACGTTTAGCAGTAGTATTAGATGGCGAAGTTGATAAAGAAGAAGTCTACCAACTTGTATTACCACCTACCTCAGTATTTGGTGATGGAGAAAAAGGTAGACTCCCTCTACAAGCATATGCTCGTCATCTGAAAAATCACGGTACACCCATAACGGGGGTGATTACCGAGATGCGGTTTGACACAGCAAGTCCTACACCTAAGTTAATCTTTAAGCCTGTACGTCCTGTAACAGAAGAAGAGTTTGCTACTGTACAGCGTTTAAAAGATTCTCCTGAAGCTGTTGCGGCAATTACCATGACCGTGGCACAAACTGATGGTGTAAAAGACAAGCCAAAAGCTGTTGCAAGCGCACCTGTTGAAAAAGCAGAAGCCGAGGTTGAAGAACCAAAGAAAGCCGCACCCAAGAAGGCAGCCGTTACTGCCGAACCTAAACTAGAAGATTTAGTTGGTGAATGGGATGATGCTTAAATAAACGGTTTGGGGGGAAAGTGCATTTCACACTAGACATGCTTCACGTACATGTCGCACGAGTACCCCACCTAACAAGGGTGGCTAATGAACAATTTAGAATTTTTACGGCAAGTCCTTGGAGACGAAGGATACTACTGCATAGTTGGTTTAAAAAAGGATTCGGATAAACCTGTCCAAAAGTTTTATAAAACTTTAGATCAAGCAGTAACTGTTGCCGACAATTTAAAAAACGAGGGTTATGACGCATACTATGCTCTAGCTACGTTTGAAGACGGTAAGTCTAGGAAGACCGCAAACGTTAAACAACTTAGGTCGTTGTATATTGATTTAGATTGCGGCCCGGACAAACCTTATCAAACACAGACAGAAGCCCTCGTAGCGTTAAAGTCTTTCTGTAAAGTAACGAAGTTACCCAAACCAGCACTTGTTAATTCAGGTGGTGGGATACACGCATACTGGACTTTAAAAGAACCCGTTTCACGTGAAACGTGGATGCCCTTGGCTGAAAAATTAAAGAGCCTGTGTGATGATCACGACTTACATGCTGACCCCGTTGTTACCGCAGATTCGGTGCGTATATTACGGGTTCCTGGAACATTAAACTATAAAAATGATGAGCCTAGAGAAGTTAAGTTACTTGGAGATCCTGGTGAACCATTTGAATACAGCACACTAAAAGATGTTATTGGAGAACCTGTCCTTGAGAAAAAACCCTACATACCCCGTGGGGAGATGGACGAAGTAACCAAAGCTATTCTTGGGAACTATACCAATCGGTTTAAGACCATCATGCTTAAGACGGTTAAAGGTGAAGGATGTAATCAGCTTAAGTATATTATTGAGCATCAAGCTACTATGTCGGAACCGATGTGGAGAGCAGGGCTGTCTATTGCTAAATTTTGTGTAGATGCTGATAAAGCTATTGAGAAGATCTCTAATGGTCATCCTGAATACAGCCCCATGATGGCTGATCGTAAGGTACGTGGCATCAAAGGCGGTCCTTATACCTGCGGTAAGTTTGAAGAATATAACCCTAATGGGTGTGATGGATGTTCATACAAAGGTTCTATTAAATCTCCGATTGTATTGGGTCGTGAGGTGCAGGAAGCTTCTGAAGAAGACAACATTGTTGAAGACACTTTCTCAGAGATTAACCAAGGACATACACAGACATACGTTATACCTAAGTACCCTAACCCTTATTTCCGTGGTAAAAACGGCGGTATCTTTAAACGAATCGTTAAAGAAGATGACGAGATTGAAGTCATGGTATATCACAATGACTTATATGTAACTCGTCGTTTAGAAGATTCTGATGTAGGAGAAGCGGTAGTTGTGCGGTTACATTTACCACAGGACGGGGTAAAAGAATTTACTGTGCCCCTATCGGCTGTTACTTCTAAAGATGAACTAAGAAAGCATATGTCATCAAAAGGTGTAGCACTTATTAAAACGGATGAAATCATGTCATACGTAACAACTTGGGTAAACCATTTGCAATTTACATCAAAAGCAGACAAAGCATATAGACAGTTTGGTTGGGCAGACGAAAAGCATCAAGCGTTTATATTAGGCAATAAGGAGATCCGTGCAGATCGTGTAGACCATAACCCACCATCTTCGGCTACCGCACAGTTATTTAGCGCATTTAGTACCAAAGGTTCTTTTGAAGTATGGAAAGAAGCAATGACTTTCTTTAACAGACCCGGCATGGAGACTCATCAATTTGCTATTGGTCTTGCTTTCGGTTCAATATTTTCAGACTTTACACCAGTTACTGGGTCTTTATTTCACATCTATAGCCCTGAATCAGGTATTGGTAAAACCACAGCCCTTATAGCAGGGGCAAGTATATGGGGTAATCCAAGCAAAATAATTCTTAAAGAGACCGACACAGCGGCATCAAAGATGAATCGTGCTGAGAAGTACAAAAACATATTCTTACCTATGGACGAATTGACCAACGCAACCGCTAAAGATGTTAGTGATTTCGTGTATCAATATACATCCGGCTCACAAAGAAACCGTATGTCAGCAAACGGAAATGAAGAAAGAGTTCGTGGTGAACCTTGGAAACAAGTAGGTGTTAGTAACGGGAACGCTTCGTTAATGGAAAAGATGAGTGCATACAAGGCACTACCCAAAGGCGAGGCTATGCGTCTTTTAGAAGTACGGGCTAGACCTGTGCCGGGTTTAGAGAAAGAAGACACCGACATACTTAGTGAGCAACTTGCTAATAACTATGGACACGCTGCTCTGCCATACCTGCAGTATGTTATGAATGATATTCAGGGCATCAAGGAACTTTATAAAGTAACGCAGAAAAAACTAGATAAGATATGTGGCTTTAGCCCTGCAGATCGGTATCATTCAGTTTTAGCAGCTGACGGCATTATGGGTTTAATGATTGCTAAACGTGCCGGTTTAATAGACTACGACATTAGTAATATAGTTAAATGGCTAAAGAATCTTGTAAGTAGTGTTAAAGAACAAGCTAAGTCGATGGATGTTGATGCTGAGGGCACACTAACTAATTTCTTAGCAGAAAACTACAACAGTGTTTTACGTATTAAAAGCACTGACGATGCACGTACCTTACGTCACAACGATACCCTAGAACATTTAATTATACCTGATGCAACACCGAGAATGTCATTTATAGCACGTTATGAATACGACGTGAAGATGATGTTTATCTACCCTAACCCACTAAGGAAATGGTGTAGTGAACGTCAAATCAACTATGAATGGTTAACCGATTCGTTGAAACGAGGAAGGACTAAAGCTAAGTTAGATAAAAAACGTATGGCTAAAGGCACACATATGAGCTTGCCATCTTTAGATGTATGGTGGATTAATTGTGAAGGATTTTTAGATGACGACAAAGAACAAGCCCTTGCCGCCGCCGCAGAACATAAAGCTACCCTTGAAGGTGATACGTGAAGAAGGGCAAGTCTGTCCTGATGGAGTGGTTATTAAAATAAATTGGAACGATTTTGTTGTAGGAGCGTCACTATTTATACCCGCAATTAACTTAACAGAATTAAACAAACAAATGCAAATAATAGCAAACGTTAGGAATATTAAGTTAAAGGGTTTTGATCGTATAGAAGCTGGGAAATTAGGGATGCGATTTTGGCGGATCGTGTAGTATACTGACTACGCAACATTCTCCTGTTGTGATTTTCCGACGTGAAGGACCTTTAGCCCCCGACTAGTTCGGGGGTATTTTTACCTATCGTACTCAGCAGCGTTCCTCATCATTTGATCGTAAAGTTTTTGGCTAAACTGAACACCATTTACTGTACGTTTAGTAGCTTCTTTAAAGGCTCTTTCGGAACGTTGGAAAGTATCTTCAGAAATTCCAAGATCAGGATGTTTTCTGTTTAATTCTAAAAGTTCGTCTTTATATTCTTTTGCCGCTTCGGTGTCACCCATACGAGTAGCGACGTTCCACTTTTGAAGTAGCTTAGATTTTTCTTGAAGAATAGTTTTTTCAATACCTTTTAAGTTAGAGTTTATTTCTAACTGACGTACATAGTCTGCTGGGGCAAATCCCATAGCTTGAGCAGCAATACTAAACGCATTAATATCTTCTACAATTGGATCACCACGTAAACTCTGGGCGCCTTCTGTTCCAAAACGATATGCTTTAAACAAGTTACTAATAGCTGATGGCAGGATATTTTCAATACCACGCTCCATATTACCTTCGCTCATAAAGTCTAAACCACGTTTAATCCGTGACATTACACCGTATGCAGGACCGCCAATGTTTTCTAAAAGACCTTGCTCAAATGTACGGGAGTTTGCTGTTGGGTTACTTCTAAATATCAGGTCACTTAAGCTGAAACGACTAGCAACTTCAGCACCGGTAACATAGTTCAGCATACCTTTATAGGCAAATTCGCCAACGTATTTACGGGTTGCAGTCTCCATATCGTCTTCATCTTCATCTGCAAACAAGTTGTAAACCATAGCGGCAATACCAAACATTGGTACACCTTGTAAACCAGAGAACAAAGCTGACGTGCCATAAACACCAGCAAGTTGACTCATAGCGGCTTTACGTATTTCTGGGGTTTCTCCTTTGAGTGCTTCACGTGTTATCTTAAATAGCATGTAATACATAGAAACGCCGTAGCGTTTGAACATAAAGAGTACTCTACCAATATTACCTTTAGCAATTAAAGGAGAACTAGCTGCCGACACTCCACCATTAGTCATTTCGGTTATATAGATTGCGTAATTAGCAGCTTCAATCTCAGCTTCTTTGCCTGTTTTACCTTGACTCTTTAGTTTAGCTAACTGTAAGTCATATGCAGCTACCATAGATACTTCACGGTTTATACGATCTCCGTGGTGGAATGCAAAACCGGTAACAGCATTTACTGTGCTTCCAAAGTTTTTGCGACCATCAACTTCTAAAATATCGTAGAACTGTGACTGATTAATTTGACCTTGTTTCTGTGCCTGTTCAATTAAAGTACCATACTTCTTACCTTCAGCACTATTTAGATCATAGTTACTAATAGACGGCATACCACGCTGCTTAACCTTTTCAGCAGGAGTAATTATGTTGCCTTTTAAATCTCGTTTTTCTGTACCAATTACTTCAACTGCACGGGCATCTTTACCGTAGCCACTATTTAAATATAGTTTGTAAGCTCTATTAACCGCAGACATTGTTTCGCCCCATCCATGCTCACCGGCAAGATAAGGTGCTACAACCATAGGCACTTGACCCAAGTTAATTACAGCAGAAGATATGTTTAAACCTAGTAAATAGTTAAATCCAAGGGAGTTAATTAACCTAGAAATATTGCTAACATTAGGATTGTTAATAGACTCAGCGTGTTTTTCCAGTACGCTTATATAGTCGTTCATTAACTTGTTATCTTGTTGGGTAACTTCTTCACCCTCTGCGTTCATACCCTTACTAACAAGTTTGGAATATTCACGCATTTCTTCTAATAACTTATTAAGTTTTGCCGAGTACCGCATACGACCAAGTTGTTGAGACGTGCTGTACATCCGGTCACGCATAGCTTCAATAGCGTCTCGTTTAAATCCAAGGGTTTCTTTACGCTTTTGGAATGATTGTGCAAAAGATGTTTCAGGCAAGGTGCTTAGATACAAGCGCATCACTTCATCGGCAGCTTGATTGTATTTATCTGAGGCTTCCTTAGATAGACCCTTTGGCTTATTAAGCTCCAAAATTTTTAGCATATTGTTTACAAACGAACCGGATGGCGCACGGCTATACCTATACTGAGATATTTGAGAGAACGCTTGTACATCTGTAGCACCTTCGTTTTTAACTAAAGCTGCTTGTTTTGTACGCTCACGTTCAGTTGTGTAAGCTTCAATGTATGGTTCATTTTTTAAGTTATACGATAGCCAGTACTTACCTTTACGGGTTAACGCAAAGTAGGGGTCAATCTTACCTTGTTTAGAAAGCTTATCTAAGATGTCTTGTTTAATCTTTGCTTTTGCATCGTTACCAATTTCAAACGTATTTATACGGTCTTCAATAGAATCAAGGATTTCTTGGTACATTTCAGCGTAACCGTCACGAATCTGTACGTATAAAGACTTACCTGCACCACCTAACTTATCGTAGTTATTTTTTACTAGGTCATAATCAGCCTGAGAAACGCTTGCCTTCTTAAGTTTGGTTGGGTCGGCTTTAAGGATTGTGCTGTCGTAAACTACCTTGTTAAATAAGTCTATTTGTTTTTGCCCAGCACCTTTAGCCCAAGCTTCAGCACGTTGAACCAAAGGCTCGATACGACGATTCAAGCTATTTACATATCCTGATTGTTCATCAATGATTGTATTAAACTGAGGGGCCATTTTTAAACCGGCACGTTTAGCTTCTTCTGTTAAAGGCTTAACAGGTAACGTGTAAAGTAATGCTTTGCGGGCATTACCGAAAATACCGTTTTTAATAAATTCATGTAAGCTATCTGCACGTTCGGAGTTTAATATCCCTGCGCTTTCAATTCTGTCAGCAAAACTATCGAAGACGGTTCTAGCGTCGTTCCCATTTATCCCCGGCGCAGCAGGATTATTACGGAAAGTAGCACCAGCACCAGTACTGAAACGAGCCGCACGGAACATAGGCTGACCACGTTTAATTTTCTCTTTGGTTTCAGGAGTAAGGTCGATAGTAAAGAATGGTTCTGTTGTACTACTTTGTTTTGATTCTATTTTAACTTTCATTGAAGGTGTAACAGAGTCAACAAGTATTTCTTGTATATCCATGCCTCTATTTATTGCGTTTTGTAGTTTTACGTTAGAACGTAAACGGTCTCCTTTTTTATAGAAAATTTCTTGTGTAACAGGGTCGTAATAATCTTTTGTAAACTTAGGGTATGAACCATACATTCTAAAATACCCATCTAATATAAGGCCATCAATTTCAGGTGCATCAATATTTTTTTCTTCTATAGTAGTACTGCCATCTTCACTTGTAAGTTCAAGGCTATATACATCTTGAGGGAATCGCACCGCTATTTCTTCTATGCGTGAGTTAGGATTAATACCTAGTTTTTTAAATATATCTCTAGTTACACTAGGAATGCGCACATCATAGTGGGTTTCCATACCCTTTTTAGTACTTTCACCATCTTGTGTTTTGGGAAAACGATTGTGTGCTTCTATTCCACTAATAAACGAAATTTTACTGTAGCCAGTATCTGCGGCATAACGAAGCAAACGTTTAATAGCAAGTGCGGTATATGAGCGTGGATCTGTTACAAATGGTGCTTTAGCTACATTATCTTTAATATGGGTTTCCCAAAACTCTAAAGCTTCTTCACGAGCTTGTTCTGCTGTAGACGCTCTTGCAACTCTAGTGCCATCAATATAAGCGGAATAATAACCACCTAGACGGTCGTTTTCAAACGGTGCTAATACTTCTACATTTGGTTCTTTATTAGTTGCGTATGCTTGACCCCAGTCAGATTGCAGTTCTTCTACAAATAATACACGGTTGCCTTTATCGTCGGTCTTTTCATTAACCCGAACGTGTACTATTGGATTGTTAACGTTAGCCCAATGCACATGTTCGTATAATGTAATACCATCTTTATCCAAACCATCTTTTATTTCTTCAGCTGTTTGCATACTAAGGATGTCATCTGCCAACGTGTTACCTTCAGCATCAACAACTTTAAAAAGACTAGTAATAATACCGTCAGTGTATTCAACTATTTTGTATTCTTTACGTTGCTTACTAGGTAGTAAAGTTAAGATAAGCTCGGCGTAATTAGTTGAAACTTCTGGACCTAGAGTATATCCTGCATATTGTGGGGCTAAACCTTCTTTAGCACTTTCTGCTTTTTCTGAAAAAGTTCTTACTTGAGTATTTAAGTCTATATACTGATCATAAATATCTACCCCACCATTTGGAAATCTATCTTGCATTTTAAGATTAAACTCTGCTAAAGCTTCTCGTGCTTGATCTGCTGTCGAAAATCTTGATCTGTAATTAGATGCTTCATCTTCAAAAGCAATAGCTGGTTCATCTAAAGTTTTATTAGTGTCATAAACGCTATAGGTATTAAAATCTTCATTTTGCATGACCATCCATTTACGTGTATCTCTATATAAAACAGCACGTTTTATATACCCTTTTGCAAATTCGTTTTCAACTTTAATATTAGGATTTCTTTCAGCATTTATAAGTGGGTATGTTAAAGATTTTTCTGAAATTAATTGATTTAATTTTATTTCTCCTGAATCTAAACGATTTTTTAAATCTTTAGCAAATAAACGTCTTTTTTCTTTAGCTTCATCTTTAAGTAATTCAAACTTTTCAGCTTCTTCATTAGTTGCATATTGATCACGAATAATTGTGTCTACTTGAACACCTTCTTGATTTAAAAACTCAAGTAGATCTTTACGGCTAATTTTGCCGGAAGTGGTGTTAAGGAAGTCTAATACACCGCTGTATTCAATCTCTTCTTCTTTAACTTGGTTTTTTCCAGCGTTACTTTTAATCCACGCTGCCCATTGTTCTTTTGATGCAACGTTAAGTTGTTTGGGTGCGCCAGCTACCATTGAAGCTAACTGACTATAGAAGATGGGGGCATCTGAATTAAATACGGCGCCAAATTTTACGTTGCCACCAATAGGAACACCTTCAGTCCCTGTAACAAATTTACGGGAGTCTTGCAGTAATTGCAGAATCTCTCCGTTAGTAAAGGTATCAAGATTAAAACCAAGCGCTCTTAATGCTTGGCGAATAATGTTAACTACCTTTTGAATTAAAGACGGGTTAGTTGCAGTCTCAGCCATCTCAGCCAGTACTTCTTCAACAGCAACCAGCTTGTCCATGCCGTTGGCAATCTTATTATCGGCACGGTCTTTAACAGCTTTGTTACTGTTATAAATATCACCCATTACCTTGTCAAACTTACTACCTAATATCTTCTGTAAGCCAAAGTGCCCTATGATTTCATGCAGGACAGTGTATGTAGCATCGTGATTATTAGTTAAGTTATTAGAGATAAGAAATACGGACTGAGTGCGTGGGTCCCATACACCTTTGGGATTAACTATGTTTTCTTTCTCAATCTGTTCTTGCAGATACTTAGGTAGTTGATTCTGAGTTTCAATTACTTTTACGGGTGGAGCATTCTTCCAACCTTTAATTTCGTTTGCAATGTACTTCTGTACATCAGCTTTGTCCATGCCCGTACCTTCACCAGTACGGAATCTACCTCCGGTATCTGGTTCTGCATCTTCTGGTGGGTTAATAGCTGCGTCACTAAGATTTAGCTTAAGTTCTTCAAGCTCGTCTCTAAGCAGTTCTTTTTCAGTCGGATCTGTTTCTGTGCGTAGCTTATCGTTGACGATACCTATCCGCTTCCGTAATGCTTTAGTGTATGCATTAACAGGAATGTTTTCAGGTTCTTTAGCAACTTTCTTTGCAGGTGGTGGCGGTGGAGTTATTTGTTTCTTTGGTTCTAATGTACTGCTTGGCAGCTTTTCTCCACTTCCAGACTTATCAACAGGTTCTGTAGTTGAATCCACTCTTTGTGGTTTAGGTGCTCTAGTTCTTTTGGCGGGTTCAGTCGGTGCTTGCTCACTAGGAACAGGAACGCCTGCTCCACTAACTCCACCGGTAGGTCCAGATCGTACTCTTCCATAATCGGCTCCTTTTAAAATGCCACCCCGTGGACCAAGGAATGTTTGCTGTGTAGCCAGTGCATTAAACGCTTGGATTGCTATTGACTCTACAGCTTGTTTGGTAGATGGTGATAAGTTCGGGTTCTGCCTAACAGCAACCAATATATTACGCACAGCTTCTTGATCTTCAGGATTAGATACATCTTTATTAACAAGTTGCCGATAATACCCAGACTGCTTAGGCAACCCAGTATTGTCTAACGTATCAGTATCTAAAACTGTACTAGGCGCTGCTTCCGGCACAGCTTCTACTGTTGGTTCTGATTTAGCACGAGGTGTTTTAAAAGGACCAAAGTCTAATCTAGGTTGACCGGGTTCTTCTGCTCTCGGTGTACCTGCTGGACCTTTCTCACCTTTTTCTTTGATACCAGTGATATCTGGGGTAAGTTGATTTGCTGCAGAATACTCTAGTTGTTGTAGGTCTAACTCACCTTGTAGTGATGCAGCAATAGCGGTTTTAACGTCGTCTGCTCTTTGCAGTAATCTTTGTTCGGCTTCAGTTAACTCAAGGTTGTTGTAACCAGCACTACGTAAAGCTTGTTGGAATAGGTTAATAGAGTCTTCTGTCCCACGCTCTAGATTATTAATAATAGGTAGTAATAAACTAATACGCTCTGCTTCAGTACGTTTAATCTCACCAAGACGAACACGCTCGTCTGTTAGGAAGATCTCTTCATCAAGAATTTCTTTTGCAATGGTTGCACGTTCTCTAGCTTGTTGTAATTGTTGTTGTGCTTCCTCAATATACAACTGATTCATTTCTTGGTTTTGACGATCTCGTTCCGCAACTATTTGTTGCTCAGGAGTCATACCCCCCTGTAAATCTAGTGGTATTTGTTGTGCCGCAGCTTGTGGTGCTACAGCTTGCATAGCAGCATCTACTTGAGCTTGACGAGCATCATATGGAGTAGCAGGAGCTTGTTCACCAAACAAATCAGGCTGTGTTTGCTGTGCGCCTAGTGGAGTTATTGGAGGAGGTTCTTCTGTAAAAGGCTGTCTTAAACTTTGTTCTTTTATTCGTCTAGCGTCAAATGCAGCGCCAGGTGCACCATACACGGTACCGCCAACAAGACCTTTTAACGAAGCCGTAATAATTTGGTCGACATTTTCACTAGAAAAAAATGGGTCTTTGTCCCCTGCAAGTTGAGAAGCAAATTTACTTAATGCCTCTTGTGTACCTTCAGTTAACGCTTCGCCAGCACCAGTTTTTAATATTTCTCCAGCAAAAGCTCGTTTAAAAGTGGTTGGTACAACGGTTGATTTTTTTAACATCCTAGCTGCTAATTGTTCTTTACCTTTTAAACCAAGTTGATCTAATATTTTGTTAGGTAAATAAGCATCTAACGCTGCAACTAAAGGACCAATTGTTAATGCAATACCGGGAGCTAACTCGCCTGTATCTTGATAAATACTATTAAAAATATCGGGAACATTAATACCAAGAGAAGTGCCGTATAAACCTGTTTTTAATCCAACATTAGCACCAATTTCATTTGCTTTAGCACCAATAGCCCCTGCTTTTGCACGAGCTACTAAACGTTCAGCGTAATCTTCTTTAGCTTCTTTGTTAAATCCTTTTTTAGTAGCAAATTCGTTAGCTTCTTTTTTTATTGTGCTTTCTAATGATTTTTTAGCAATTTGTTTACCAGCAATAGTACCAATACCAGTACCAAGCATGAATGAAGCAATATCAGGGCCAACCTCACCTATGGTTTCAGCCGCAAAATCAAATGCTTGACCTATGCTACCAACGTCTTTATAAGATTTATACGCTGTAGGATTAATTGCCTCTTCAGCAGCCATACGTTCGCTATATTCTTTTAATTGTTCTTTAGCGTAATTGTCTTTTCCAATGAGAGTAGCGCCTAACGCAGGGAGCAGGTCAAACGCAGTGCCTTTAAGCCCTTCAATACCACGACTAAATCCACCTTTAATTAGTTCAGAAGTAGGTAAGTCTCGTGCATCATATGATAGTGGTTTAGAAGCTTCAAGCTGCATGGCTGTAGCTTGAGACATGATGTCTTCACGAGACATATTATCTGGAAAGCGTACAATTCCTATCCCCGGTATTTCTACTCGTGGCATAAATATTCCTTAACTTTCTTCGCCAGGTAAAGCTGTGCTACCTTTACCTCCTAATGTTCTTATAAAATTTATATTTCTATTCATCTCCATATCATATGCTTTTATAAATTCTGCCATGGCAGTTTTATAAGACGGAGAATTTCTGTCTGCTTTTTCTAAAAACTTTTGAGTTGTTGGATCTAAAGATTTAAATATTGGTGAACTCATTGGATTAGCTAAAGCGGCAGAACGATCTTGTAACATTTTTTGAGAAGTTGCTGCAGGAATACCAAAACCAGTATTACCCTTACCACCACCTTTTTTATAGAAATCAGCTTTAGCAAGATTTTCTGCGGCGGCAGAGCTATAATACGGCGCCATCATGCCAAGTTTGCTGTATTCGGCTTTAAGTTTTTCACCTTCAAGAGCAGCTTGGAGCTGGGCAAGACCACGTTTTTCTTGGCGTCCTCCAATATCAGTTAATGCTTTCATACCAGAAGCTATGGCTGGAGCACCTGCTTGACCAATATTAGTAAAAGGGTCACGAGAAGTACCACCCATAGCACCAAAGCCAAGCTGAGCCAATGAAGAATAAAAAGCCATTTTTTTAGCTTCTGTATCTCTTTGTTCGCCCTTACCAAGCGTCTCTTCAAATCTCTTGAGAATATCGGCAATACCCTTACCACCTGTATCTGCAACAGAAGGGGTTGGAGCTGCGGGTGCAGCTGCGTTTGCTCTAGGTTCGTCAAGTATTCGTGGTTTTGCAAGTTCCGGAACAACAGGAGCGGGCGAAGGAGTAACAGGAGCGACGCCAGGATCTTGTAAAGCTGGATTAAACGTAGCACCTGGTGTAACTTTTCCAGTTTTAATTTGTTCTTTCATACCCCTGTAAAACGGTCCTGCTTTAGCACCAATATAAGAAGGTAGGTCTTTAATATATCTTGGGAATCCCATGCTTGGGTCATACGGCAAATCGTAGCCTTCATCATCTTTGGTTATAACTGCGCCTTTATTTTGAAATCTTTCTACCTCACCACCATCAGCCATGGCGACAATACCACCATCAAATGCGGACATAACAGGTAGATTACTTGGGGCATTATCAATACCTTGGCTGGCTGCGGCTCTAGCCATAATATCAGCAGCGATAGTATCAATAGGTTTAGGTTGTTGGGCAGCTTGAACAAGTTTTATGCGTTGCTCGTCTTTCATCTTGGCATCAAGAATAGGGGTACCGACTAACTGGGAAATCATACCCTTGTCAATCATAGTCTTAACTTGTTGAGTAGAAAAGTCTTCAGGATTTAACAACACCTTTTTAGACATCCCTGTAATACCACCACTAGCTAACTTCCTAACATGCCCACCTTCTTTACCAAAAATACCGGCAGAGCGACCCATACCATATAGACCCAAACCTGCGGCACCAAGACCACCGAACTGAGAAACAGTGCTAGGAGGCGCTTGATATGTTTGGGTAGTAGCTTGTTGAAGGGGTAAACCACGTAGCAAACTGCTCATTAAAGACAACTGCATCTGTGGGTTTTGTTGTTGCAAAGCGTAATTCTGAATAGCCTGATTAACTCGTTGTTGTTCAAGAGCTTGTTGCTGTGCACCAGCCTGAGATTGAAGACCAATAATCCCTTGACGAGCTTGTAGTTCTTGCCCACCAATATCGGCTAATGACCTACCAGCTTGACTTAATTGCCCAGTACCTTGCAGTGCAGTGCCATAACCTTGAAGACCTAAATTAGCGCCAAATTGCATATTTCGTTGTGCTTCATCAAACGCTTTTTGTGACCCTTGAGCTTGAATACTACCTAGTTGAGTGCCTAAATTACGACGAGCTTCAGCTGCTTCAATAGCAGAACGAGAACCACCAAACGCACCTTGACGAGTAGCTTGTGCCTGCATGCTAGGTAACGTTTTTAAATAATCCCTAGTAGCTTCTTGTTTTTGAACATCCACCACATTTTGCATGTAGGGCGACATAAACGATTGCTGAGCAAAAGGATTAGTAGCCATCCCATAATATCCTTGCCCAATACCAGCAGCTTGTTGAGCAATATTCGCCGCACCCATACCGCCTGCACCAACAAATTGACTGCCGACTCCATACTGTCCAGGAACTCTTAAATCTGCCGTTTGTTGAAATGCCCGTTCCTGCATAGGACTAAACCCAGCCACTGCTGCTTTTGCTTGTTCTTGTGCTGTATTAGTAATCTCCCCACCAGGACCTACAGTGGCACCATAAGGTACATAGGGTTGGAAACCTACAATATTGCCTTCGGGGTCATATTTGTAAGCCTGCTTCTGAGCAGCGCCCAACATAGTTTCTACATAAGGCTTGGCATATTCAGGAAGGTTTGTTTGATAAGAAGTAGTTTGTTGAGGACCCCCACCACCACTAGGACCACCAAAAGGTGTACGTTTACCTTCCCAGGTCCAACCGCTGTGTTTTGATCTTAATATGCTCATAGTTTTACTTCCACCAAAGTAGTGCGTTCTTCAAACCCATACCGCTTCCACAATCTGGCTATAGCGGGACGAGCCATTCCTTGAATCTTTGTTGCTCCTGCATGTCTTAATATGTTGCTCATCTGTTCAAACGTATCTTTATTAGATATTAATTTTCCACCAATAAGCGTTATAAAAGCGACTCGGTTCTTAGGATAATTAGCAAATGACACAGTTGCTGCCCCATGCACTTGGTTACTATCATCTGTAGCAACTAACAACGTCCACATCCCAGAAGTCAAAAATCCTTGCACATGGGAAATGTCGTAATTGTCGCTCCACTCAGGTACCGGCTCTCCTTTTTCTAACGCTTCCTTCAAATATGTTTCTACAAAAGGCCAAGTCTGTGCTACGTAATTAACTCCGACTGGCTGTATTTTTAAATCCATTAGGCAGGCATGTATCGGTTAGCTTTAACTGCTGGAGCCTGTTTCTTTTTACCTGTCCTAGCCTTACGTACTTTGTCCATCATGGCATATAACTGCTTAGCACCAGCATCGGTAGAACCATTACCTAAATGACTAACCACGTCCGCAGGAACTACAAATTCACCATCCGCTAAACGGGCAGGTTGTTTATTAGCAATAACGCCAGGAATAGAGTCGGACATGCCATCACCAGGACCTTTAAGCATTCTGCCGCCATCTGAGTAGCCCCCTAATGAAGAAATGCCACCACTAGCGTATTTAGCCCGTTTCATGGCTGCCTGCATTTCCTGTAAGGCATTACCCCGTCCATAGATTTGGTCGTACTCCATAGGGGTATATCCTTGGGCTTTTGCACCTTCTAGGATTCCTGCAATACCACCACCAGCCATTGTCCTTGGCATAACAGCTAGTTGTGGTTGCATACCGATTCCTCCAGGTCCTCCTGGAAATACTGCTTGTGGAGCCATACCAGGTCCGCTAGTTGCTGCTCCTGTAAATCCTTGTGAAGCCATACTATTTGGGTTTAAATTAACTGATCCTTGTAAACTTATTGGAATTTGACCACCAGCTGCCATTAGCATTGGGCTAGACCGCTCATAGGCAGGGGCTTCATCTACCATCTCAGCACTTACTGGGCGCTGGGTAGGGGTGGCATACTGGGTCTTATCAATCATGCCTTGGGGGTACATACCGCCTTGGGGGTTCATAGCCGTGTTCATCATAGACATACGCTCTACAGGACCACCAGCTTGATAGGCTTGCATAATTCCACCCTCGGCAGCATAAGTTTTATACTCAGGCACATACACGCTTCCAGGGGCGTATGTTGGGGTAGATCGTATAAATTTAGATGGGTCAAAACTACTTACATAGTCTTCTTCGCCAGGCAAACCTGAAGAATCTTTTCTCCCTAAAAGGGCGCTACCACCACCAATTGCGGCTAACGTAGGGTCAGACAAAAACCCTTTTTCTCCGGGCATATAGCCAAAAATGTTTTTACCTGTTGCTTGGGCAACTTGTTTTTGAGCCTCTGGGCTTCCTGTAATGTCTGGCGTTGGGGCTTTGCTAAATAAGTCTCTAATTGAGAAAGGAGTTGAGGTTTGGGGTATTGGGGCTTGGGCCCCCATAGAAGGTCCTATAGCCGGCTCAAACATCTCGTAACCCGAAGGGATTACACTTGTAGGTGTAGCTGTTGCCGCTGCGCCACTAATTGATCTCAGCCCCTCTAAACCAAACCCAGCATTTTGATTAGCAAGTAAAGCTGCTTGTGAATTAGCCCCAGTGGCAGCTCCTTGAACTCCTAATTGACCAGCAACTGCTTCTGCACCAACAGCTTGACCCGCAGCGCCAATAGCAGAACCAATACCACCCCCCGCAGCACCTATCAGGGCACCTTTTAGAGGGTCGCCACCCGTAAGAGCAGAGGAGCCGCCGCCAACAGCAGCCCCAATTAACATCGCCTCGCCTACACCGGTTCCCATAAGATATACCTCGCCTAATTTAAGTAGTACTTTATCATGTTGTCAGACAGTTGTAACCGTTACTGTGCCTAATCTACCTACTGTTTTTACGCCTGTTAAGAAAATTAAGGGCTCTCCAAGGGCATTTACCCAATCTGAACCATTCCAATAGATCGGATACCCAAGGCTTGTATCAAAGTAATACTGCCCAACCTGTAGATTTTCCGTGGGTCTATTTGCCGTAGTACCTGAAGCGGGCACTGTTACGTTTTGAGTAAAGTTGTCAATTTGGTTAAAGTACAGGCGTAAGGCGTTATTCATCTGATCTTGATAAAGCTGGCGGTACTCTACTGGTGCAATCAGTAAATTGGGGGCTTGTGAAGGACGAAGGGGTACCTGTGCCATTATCTGCGTCCGTCGTTGCGAATATCAATTCGTGGACTACCTAGCTGCCACTTAACTCCAAGGCTGTCTGACTGAATTCTAAAAGCAAGCTGGCGCCCTCTTAGGCGGGTATAGACCTGCCCTGTAAACTCTTGAATGTCATAAGAAGCGGAATTAGCAAAGTTGTCTGCGCTTATAACTTCTGGATCATCTGATGTGCCATAGGGAGCACCTGAGTTCCTACGAGGTTTGACCTGCATAGTTACAAACGGATTATTGACGTTAGAGCCATTAAAGTTAATGTCAGGCAGTATGCGCCATACAAAGCCAAAGTTATGCCCATCACCAATGTCAAAGTCAGAAGACTGAATATAAGCATCAATAGCTACAGGCTGTGTACCAGACACGTCATCTA